TATCCTTCAAGCTCCAGAATATAAAGAGCCTGATTGAGTTTTTCTTTTGATACACCCAGCTCAAGCTCAGCACCGGTTCCTACATCAATCATTCCTTTTTCATCAACCATCTTTTTTAAAATATCAGCCGTTGCTTTAGCCTGATTCATACGGATTTCGGAATTTTCATTAAGAAGGGAACGGACTGACGAATCATTGGCATAGCCCATCTTTTCTGCAATCTCATTCAGAGAATACCCTTTTTCTCTGAGACCTTTCGCAGTAGCGACTTCAAGGGTTCGTCTTTCAGCTTTAGCCAGCGATTTCTGTACCCTAAGTTGAGATGTTGTAAGCCCCATGGTGTCGGCAATTTCTTTTTCGCTCAGCCCCTGTTTATGTAGTTCTTCCACACGACTCAGAAAATCACCGCTGTGCTGATAAGGATTATCACCGGAACCCCAAGGATATCTGCCGGAACGTCTTGGCATTCCATAATGCATCAAAATTTCTTCCGCAATTGGATTCATGGCTACTCCTCCTCAGATTTGATTTTAGATATAATTTTGTCAAAGCTAATAATCTTGTCCATGACAGGCACAATATCTTCTGCTGTCGGATGGTATACCGAAATATCATTTGATTGATACAGCCTTAACTCAATGTCTATGTCAGATGGTCTAAACTTATATTCAAGGCAGAACAGTGCAGCGTAAATTTCAAGCTGTTCCATATGTGCCGGAATGGTGCCTGTCTTCAGGTCATGAATCCGCAGCAAATTATTGCGAAATATAATAGCGTCGGCAGTACCGAAACAATTATTGGAATAGTACAGAACCTGCTCGGGAATCATTTTAAAACCGATGGCATCATTTACATACATATTCAACGTTTTTTTAGATGCTCTCAGTTTCTGTCCGAGACGAATGCACTGAGCCGCAAATTCGTGAAGCTCAGTCCCTTTTTGTGATGCAAGGAATTTTGAATATGATTCGGTCAGTTTTGTTTCGTCATAGTTAACCCAGTGATATTTGCTTGCGCCAAGAAAAGCGTGTTGACCTTCAAGACTGGAATGTTTGTTGAAGTTCATGCAGTACCTCCTCTTTGTTTTCCGGACATATGAATTTGGAAAAGGACATACGATTCATAAGCCCGACATAATATTCTTGATTAGGTTGCTTTTTAGCTTTCGCAAATTTTTTGCATTCCAGTGTTGCCCATTTGTCTTTGTATAAAATAAGCAGATCAGGAATTCCCTGAATATAACTTGAATCCAGCTTCATAACGAGACAGCCTTTGAACCGCATTTTCAATTCTTTAATAAGGGTTGCTTGGAAGTCACGTTCCGGTTTTGAATTGTTAACCATCACGAAAGTCCTTTCTGCAAATGTCAAAAAGCAAAAGAAAAAGTAATGTTGGTCACGTTTTATTACTCTCTCTTCATAAAAGGACGTGTAATTTTTGCGAAGCTAAAAATATAATTTGTATGCTTTGTATTCAGTGATTTTTTGCTGAAAATTTTTCAAAGCCCACTTGCCCGCTTTTTCTTGCTACTTATATATTTTTTAAAACTTTTTATCACAATTAATAGAAGAAAAAAGTGGGAAAGTGGGCTTTGAGACCCAGTTAGACCCAGTTAGACCCAGTTAGACCCAGTTAGACCCAGTACGTGACCACTTTTAGGTCTCAAAAGTGGGCAAAAGACCAGAAAAAGTGGGCAAAATGGTCTGATTTTCTTTTAAACTCGTCGGAATATAAACTCCGAATTGGTTGATTTTATTTTTGCACCACAAAAGTGGGCAGAAAAACTACCTCCAAACTCGTCCGTTTCGTTTGTCAATCAGAATAATCCGCCCTTCAATTTCAAAACCAGCCATTTCACAAATATAAAAAATGGTGTGCAGTAACCGATGAAACCGTGCTTCTTCAGCATCTACTTTCTTAAAAGCTTCATATGATGTCGGGTCTAAATATCCTTCTGCGTTTCTTCTTGGACAATCTCTGTTACCGATAGTAGGCATTGTTTATATCCCTCCTTTCTCTCTTTCATCAAACCATTCTTCAAGGTCAATTCCGTATTGCTTCAGCTTGTATGTGCATAACCATAGCCGATCTTCGTTCTCCATATCATACCGTTTAACAAGGTCGTCCATCTCCTTGGTAAAAATATCATAGAACTGCCTGAGACGCTTCCTTCCGAATCCATACCGTTCATGTAATACCCATAAAACCATGGCATCCAGTTCAAGCTCATGCTTTCTATCAAACTCAGCAAACTGTTTCCGGATCTCCGACTGAACAGCTCTTTTTTCTGATGAGGTAAGCGAGCGTTCGTTGTTATATCTCACATACATAGTTTAAATATCATCGCCTCTTCGGTTGACGCTTAATTCCGTTCTGAATCCGTCCGGATAGCGTTTTTGAAGCTTGTCGATATTCATCTGAAGTATTGTCTCCAGATCATAACCAATGGCATTTGCACTGACCGCAAGATACCAAGCCACATCACCAAGCTCTTTTGCCATATGCTGTGTATCCAAAAGATTCCCTTGAAAAAGGTTCTTCTTCAGAATATCAATGCATTCGCCGGCTTCGCCGTTCAGCCCCATCAGCCCATTGAGAAGTAGCTGAGAGCAGCCGGATGCAGTACGCATAGCTGCTTTCTGGTATTCGTTAATAGTCATGATTTACCTCCTATAGCATTAATCATCGTATTCCTCATAAATTAAGTTTTCTTTGGAAAAGAATACCGGAATTCCAAGTATTAGTGAAACGATAAGTATCGTAGCGTCATGGCTGAATATAACATTGACAAGACTGACAATAACCAATGAAGCTGCTGCAATTTTGTTTTTTAGCAATTCGTGTGACCAAATATCATTCATCTTCAATCTCCTCTCCTGTAATAACCTCACTATACGGAAGCTTTTTAATCCACTTACAGAAATCTCTCCATTCATCGAGCTTATGAACTTTACGAGAAATATAAATCCCAGCAAGAACCTCGTAATTCAGCATTACCGTTCTTCTCTGATTGTAAGAACTGGGTAAAAGTTGTATCATCTGCCACCAGTAACGTTTGTCTTTGGTTTTTATATACCAATCACGGTAAAAATTCAACATTCTGACTGTAATATCAAGAACGGCACTTGATGTCCATTCGTCAGTGTTTCCGATATTCATAATTTCATCATTATGGAAAACCTCTCCGAAATGTTCATGTGAAAAATCGTCCAAAGTAAACTCTTTCTCGTGAATTTTATGCATTGTACTGCAACTGTTTGCTACAGTTCCAACCTTATATGTGTCAAACTCTTTCCACCAATATAATGGTGCGGTAATGTCGACATACACCGTAATCATTCTGCGGTACTTAGCATGAACGGACCCCGCCTTAGCAAGCTTTGTCATAAGTTTGTAGTCATTTTCTCCAATGCACCATACAAAATCATCCAACGTAGCCAATGGTTTAAAACCACTATCGCTCCTGTCCCAGCTATTCATAGGATTACGCATCCCACGAATGGCTTCTTCCCACCCGACTACTTTTGTGTTTTTAATTTTTATCATTTATTTTCATGCTCCTTAAAATATAAAAAGAAAGAGTCCTTGTTAGGACTCCTTTCCTTCTAATTCATCAATTTGTCTGCTTTGAAATTGATGTTTTTCCATAATAGGAAATGTAATTTTTGCGAATTATTTTACTTCCTTATAAAACCCTGTTTCGTTAAACTTCTTTTTACTTTGCAAAGCCTTACTTATAGCCAAATCAATTCCAGAACGGCTTTTTAAATGATAGTAATATAAGTCCGTATACGGAGTGTTAAGTCTGTCGATACGTCCGCTTGCCTGTGCCATAACCTTATAAGAGTAGTTCTGAGAGAAGAATATAATTGTATCGGTCTTGATACAATTCCAACCCTCTGCTCCTGCGTTGTATTGAACAAGATAAATCCATTTATCGTTCTCGGGAATAGGCTGGTGTTTGTGTCCGTTCCATTCAGCTATCTCAACATCTTCACCATAGCACATATTTTTCAGCAGCTCCAACTCATAATCAAAGTTATAGAATATAATTGCCCGTGGATGCTTTTCGAGCAATTCCAGAACTGCTACCTGTCTTGATTGGTCGGTATTTACAGCTTTTCGTAATGCATAACAGAATTCCGCCGCATTTTCGATTGGAACGTTATCCCAAATGTTCCAACGATTTCGTGTAATGTCCTTGTACTTCCCAATGTCATATGAAACATAAATATCTTCATGATGTGAAATTGTCTTACGGTCAAAATCCATGTTTACGAGAATTTTATCACGAAGCATAATCAGTTTTTTCACATTTAAATACTTATCAATTTTTGGAAATTTACTGAATCGGCTATACACGATATGCTCTCGTATGAACGCAGTTCTGTTCTTGTAGAATCCGTTCGCTATGAACACCGGAATGTAATCCTGCCATGTATCACCGGGTGTTGCTGACAAAAGAATCCATTTATTTTTCTTTGCAATTTTGAGAAAAGCTTTCACCCATACGCCAGAACCAACTACTCGCTGCTCATCAAATATAAAGAATGAATTCTCTACTTCTGAATACTTTTGAATATTATTCCACGAATCGACAACAACCTTGTTGAAATATACATTCATTTCCGGATTTGTAGAAAGGAGAAAGGGCGAAAGCTCGCCCTCCCATTCCAAAGTATCTCGTTTCCTTGCGGTCGTGATGATATAAAGATTTTTCGGTGGGTCGCACATTGGAATATAATTCTCCGCATTAAGCTCACCGCCCTCCATCAGGTAGTAGTAAGCAAGTGCAGTTCGGGATTTTCCGCTGCCGACACCTCCGCAAAGGATACACCCATTTTTCATGTTCCGTACAGCCTCGTACTGGTAATCATACAATTTTATTCCAGCCATAGTATCAGTACTCCGACGGGAACAGGATAGTGGTCGAGCTTCTGTCCCATTCTGTTACAATCAAGATACGTTCTCCTGTTTCTGGATAAATATAAACGGCAAGAATCCTATCCTCACCGTTTTCTATTGCTCTGTCATTGGAATCCTTGTCCTCATCACCGATGTCACCCCAATCACCGCCAATATAAGATAATAATGATTCTCGAACAAATTTCTGAAATCCTTTGCTTTCTTCAATTCTTTCATGCACCGAACTTGTGACATATACTTTACCAAGATCAAACTTTCGCATAGTAAAGTTCTCCTTTCATGGAATATATTTTTTAGAGCACTACTTCCTCTAAAGCATACTTTTCAGCAAACACATCTTCCTCGATGGTTACATACATTGTCTTCAGATATGCCTTAATGCCGGTTTTTCCGTTGATTTCCCAATTATACGGACGAATCGTCAGATCAACTTTTCGGATCTCTGCAAAGTCCAGAGTTCCAATGGATTCTTCATCCAGCAGTGTCTTAGAATGTCTGGTTACAAGATATACCTTCGGAGAAATGTTACCGTAGCTGACAGCTACCTGAATATAATACCTTGCTTCTTCATCCTCGTCACGGGGAGTCAGAATCCGGACGTTCCAGCCATCATCAGAAAGCTGCTGTGCTTGTTTCTGATCGTCAATCACGACACAGAAGTTGCGTGAGCCTGCACGATTGTATTTACTTTCCTTTCCTGAGAAATTACGGAAAATAATCCGTGCATTTTCAATGATAATGTTATCAATATTTTTATAAGCCATAATAGTATTCTCCTTTTTTCGTTTTTTTTAGAAAGGCACTACGTCATTGAGATCATAACCAAGATCACAAGACATAAAGTTTACATC